ACAGGTTTAATTTTTCATCTGCAACATCATACTCGATCGGCAACTCATTTTCGTCGGCAGTTTTAGACACCGCTAAACTCTATATAAATGGTCAAGACTTACCCAATATACCAGTCGCTGATCACAATTATTTCAAGTATATCGTCCCATATAACACAAGGCTATCTAGACCTAATAGGAATATTTACACGTATGCGTTCTCGATGAATCCGATTAATGTGGAACCATCGGGAAGCTTGGACTTTAGTAAATTGAACTCAGATCGCACATTACTAGATGTGCAATTAAAACCTGGATTAACAGATGTCTATAACCTACACCTGTATTATGTTGGGTATCAAACGTTTGAATTTAATAACGGGTTTATGTCACTTGCTTATTGAAAAGCCTCTCGTGATGTACACGAATGTAATCGACAATCTTGTTTCTGATACACCACCTGATGAAGTTCAACTGTGCTACAGTCGTATGTATTTCATCAGTTGTACCTGGCACGTTGTACACGATCTTGTCTGCACGACAAAACGGGTCGAATAATTTTTTGCTGTACCCGTCTAAACTTGATTTATAAGCGCAGTGTACACTAAAAATCCGACCATCATTTGTTTCGTATGATAGGTTATGCTTCTTAGAGTAATTGGTAATAAACCATTCTAGATTTCGTAGAGAAATACCTCCACTCTTGTTCAAAAGTTCGATTAGCGTAGCTCTATTTTCTGGTACGGTGTAAAAATTATTTATAGATGATAATAGAATAGTTGATTTATCCATATTAAAATATAGAAGGCAAATCTCTAAATTCATTTGCAACATCTCTTTTTTCACATGCCGGACATCCCTGAACAAATCCAGATGGAAACGGATGTGTATGTCTTAGTGGACCTCTTGGCATAAGTATAGGAGTAGATGGTCGCGGATCATCTACATGGAGACAACAGTAACCATCACGAATTGCCTTATTCGTACACAACTTACCATTTTTACGTATACCTAGACAACGCTTATCATTTTCAGGTGCAAGGTCGCGTCGAACGCTTTTAATCGGGATTGAGTACAACGATGACACCCTTTCTACAACTTTACAAACGTAGTCATGTTTCTCTTGTTCCAGTTTCGCGACGATAGATTTATGTTCACTTTTTAACATATTCATCTGTTCTTTGTACTTGTCGACGGTTTCTCGAATCGTACGGATATGCTGTTCTTTGTGATCATGCACAGCTTCTTTTAATCGTTCAGAAAACTGTTCCTTTTGCTCACGTGACTGTTCTTTCGTTTGTTCACGAATTTCCTTCTCACGTTCATTGATCTGACGCCGGGCTTCTTTCTGTATCAGACTTTCAATCTGTTCAGTAATACTACCTACCATGTATTATCATGGGGTCTTTTTTTTAAATATATCACTCAGTAGTAATTGATCATTACCAGGCTTTGTCGCAGCCTTTCCCCTTTTCTTTGGTGGTTTAGCTCTCAGAAGCAATTCTCCGAAGATGTCATCCTTTACGTTTTCGAATAGAGGTTCGAGTAAGTCGCATACTGGGTTAAGGAATTTGTTAAGAAAATAGTAAGGATAATCGATCAGTAAATTATGTTCCCGTGCATATACAGGATCTTCGGATTTCTCAAACGCACGCGCCTTGGGGTCATCCGTCTTGATTAATATATATGGTACCCTGTCACCGGACTGCGGTTCGGAACCAGGTTGCCTTTCGCGCATTTTTCTCACAACCTGAACATGTGCTTGATTAATATTTCCAATCTCTTCACTTAACACGGAAACACTTTCACCTTTCACTTTGTAGGTGTCTGACAACCCCTGACTTAAAATCAACTTATCATTTGGTACGTCACCTTCAAGTAATTCAAGTGCCCGTTTCCGGGCAAGTGCTTGTGGAGCTATAGTATCACTACTATCTAGAACGACATCTAGAAGTTCCTTACAAACCTCTCTGAGATGAGGTGTGTTATCACGTCTCACGAGTTGCAAACCCTTAACATCAATATAATCCATGTTCATATCACCATTCTTCCCCTTCGTCCACAGTTTAGCAGCGTACCGCTTCTTCGAATATAGGAAATAAGGACAGTATACCTTTTCAAGCTCTAGATTGTTAGGAGCTTTGAATAATTTCGTACATTCTTCCGCAGCCTTTTCACCCAATTCCCAGCTGTATTCAATGGCATCCTTACCGGTACGGTTTCCTACATCAAATTCAATCATAACACTGTCAGTGTCACCATATCTCACTTTGGATCCGGGATAATGTGTTTCAACGTATTTCTTTGTATCGTCAATCATGTTGCGACCTTTCATCGTCGTAGTAGACGCGATAGCTACACATGGAAGAATACCCTTAGAGGCACCTGTAAATCCGTACACGGAATTCATAGAAATTTTATACGCGAGCTGTTTACCGTTATACATCTGCTTCGTAGCACCCGTTGAATTCGCCATATCCTTTTTAGCCTGCTTTCTGAACAGTTTCAACTCAGAGAGAATACTCGGTAAAATACTTGGTACATTCTGTGCGAATGTATGTTCACCGAAACGTTCATATTCCACACCGGGTAAATTGTCGTATTTCTTGTCACGAACCAGCGTCGAATAACATAAATTGTGTGCCATCATAATAGATGGATACAGACCCTCGAAATCTAGGGCTGTGATTGGTGTGTAATATGCACCTGACTGTGCCTCTAGTACAGTAGCTCCAATATAACCAGTATTATCGACATGTCCATATTCATATGCGGGAACTTTGAACCCCATTTCACGTGCCTTTTTTGTTAACTGACTGAACACCTTGATCTGCTGACCTCTCTCAACCAGATAACTCAATGGAACCCACGTAGCCTTAGCCATTTCCAGTAAATTCATCAGGGTTGAAAGTTTGGCGATCAGCCTATGAGGCAGTAGTGTATCTTTGATACAATACTCTGCAACTTCACGTAATTCCACTGGATCTTCTCGAACAAATCGTGCAAACATTTCCTTTGGAGCCATATCTATTTTCTGATCCCCCAAATAAATCTGTGAAACGTTGTTAAGTTTATATGAGTCTAACTTATACTCTCGCTTAACTTCGTGGAACAAATCAAAAATAAATCGCCCGGGCATGGGTACGAGTTTCAGTTCGTTATCTCCAAGTGCACTTGATGACAATTTTTTACGACTGAGTGTGCATGTATAATCCCTGAGTTTACTCATTCGATAAAACGCGAGAGGGCAGTTATTTACCATGCCACGTTCCATAATGTATTCCAAATCAAATCCAAAGATGTTCCAACCCGTTATGATATCTATATCATGTTCATTGATATACTCACTAAACCCCATCAGGAGATCACGCTCAGACTTATAACTTACGATAGAACATCCGTCGATATTCTTGTCAGTCTCCTTGTAGCATAAGCATGTCTTCTCATACGGTTCGTCTTCACCGAACCGTAAAAGTGAAATAGCGATCTGAAAGCAGGCATCACCAGGTACAGAGGGACTTGGGAACTTACCGGTAGAACTATAACACTCGATATCAACGGATGCGATTACGAATGGTGCAATATCAGTCGTATCATGTGGTTTTAGTTGTCTCCAATCATTGCATTGTAAGTCGATCTGCACCTTTGTATGGTATGCGCGTTCGCATACATCGGTCGTATCAATCCATCCAGTCGATTGAATACCAGTACGATGCATGAGACGTAGTACAGGGTCGACATTAGCCTCGAAAATTTTTAGTTTATTAGACAGTCCGGTTATATTTTTACGCAAACGATTACTGATATTACGCCTTGATACAAGATTTTGACAATGAATTTGCAGAAAAAAACTCGTCGCTCCATTCTGAAACCCTTCCATGTCTTTAGCCTCGACAACATCCATGTTAACAATGTCCGGACACGTCCGTTTAACATATTGGATCACCGAATTTGGTGTCATAGTTCCCGGCACTTTGACAAAAAAATACGGTACAAACTTTGTCGTGACACAGACGGATTCACCCTTGTTCGTCTTACCAAAAATTCGTATAATATGATCATCATCTTCGTCACGAGCATCCCAGGTGAGAACTTGAAATTGTACCATATGCTTAGTAAGTTATAGAGCTAAAATTTTAATATCGTTTATTAATAAATGTCTGCTGCGTTGATCGATCTCGTATCGAAGGGTGCTCAGGATGTATACATCACCGGAGAACCCCAGGTTTCTTTTTTCCATCAGAACTATAAACGTCACACCAACTTTTCTATCAAGCCCGAACGCCTCGATTACGTAGGTACATTTGGTGGGGGTAATGAAGTTGTTGTTCCTCTGCGCACGAAGGGTGACTTACTCAGTTACATCTGGATAGAGGCAGTCGATATCGGAGCTACCGATGACAGCCCTACAGGTTTCTTTAGTACGAACGACCCTACTACGACCGAATTTTCCTTATGGATCGGTGGTCAGGAAGTCACCAAGCTTGACTCTCTTTTCATCCAGGGTGTACATAACGTACTGTACAAACAGGATCAGGCTAAGGCTTCTTGTGCGGTGACACTTGACGAAGTTCCTGAAAATGCGGTAGGTGTTTCTCAATACGCCGATCATTACATGATCCCATTCTTCTTCAGCGAGGATTGGACAAAATCTCTCCCACTTACCGCTCTCCAATTCCATCAG